CTTCGTAAATCAAGAGCAAAGTTGATTGAAAAAGGGCCAATTTCCGCACATGTGACGTTTTACATCCATCCGCCTAAATCAGCTCTAAGCAATAAACAGAAACGCTTAGAAGTGGAATTAGAGCGGAAATATTGCGACAAAAAGCCCGATTTGGACAACTATTTTAAAGCAGTGACAGATGCTGCCGAAGGTATTTTATATAAAAACGATGGTCAAATTGCTGTAATGGTTTGCCAAAAGTTGTACAGTATGCGACCACGAACAGAAATTGAAATTATGAGTTTGGAGGAACAAAAATAGTGGGTAAAAAAGGAAAACGGATCAAAAAGCAAAATCGAAAACGAAAAAACGCTGCTATTGCAAATGGCACATACAATTGGCACGAAGAAAAGTGTTTGGAGTGTAAAGGAAAAACTTTGATTAAAGTAGAAGATGAATACGGTCATGCAAAAGAAATTCCTTGTCCTGTGTGTAATAAGAATTGAGGTAGAAAATATGACATGTCCAAAATGCAAGGGACAGATGATTATCTGGGAAAAAGATAGATTCGGTCATTCAAAAGCAACTTCTTGTCCGTTATGCAATAAAAGTGGGCAAAGTGTTGCGAAAAAGTTAGCTGAAATAAAGAAGAAGTAAACGAAAGGAGTGGAGGTTTGGTCGACCATAAAGAATTCTTTACTCCTTTGAAATGATGAATAGTTACCAAAAGAAAATGGTTAAAGTCATGAAAGACCTTTGCGGAAAAAGAAGTATGTACGATGTGTTTTTCGATTTTACTAAAATGTCAGCATGCAGTATTTCTAATGTTTTTGACAAAGTACATTTTGAAGAAAGAGAAAAATTGTATAAGTCTATTCAAGAGAAATACACCGAAGAAGAACAAGAAAAGTTCCATGAATTATTCGCTTTGCTAGTTGAAGCTTTAGAAGAGACCTCAACTGATATACTAGGCGAATTGTATATGGCTTTGGAAATTGCTAATAAAGATGCAGGGCAATTCTTCACACCATACAATGTAGCTCGTTTAATGGCAGAAATGAATTTTAACGAAAAGGATGAACAATTGAAAAATGGACAGCCAGTTGTTTTTTATGATCCTTGCATTGGTGGCGGTGTTACTCTAATTGCTTTAGCTAATATTATGCGAGAAAAAGGCTATAACTATCAAAGAAGTTTGAGAGCGTTGTGTGGTGACATCGACGGAAATGTACTTTCAATGGCGTATGTACAGTGTTCCTTGCTAGGAATAGATGCGATATTTGAAAGAAAAAATGCACTGAGTAATGAACCTGCAACAGATGTATGGTTTACACCGTTTTACGCTTTGAATAGAGCAAAAGAAAAAGAAACGCAAAATACATTAGAAATACTAAAAGAAGTAATGGAACTTCTGGAAAATAAAACAAGCAGTTCATTTACTGAACCAGAACAGCTGTCACTATTTTAGAAAGTGAGTGAAGAAGATGATTCCAAAATTTTTTAAAGCATTAAGAATCGTCATAAGACGTGCTGTTGTATTGTTTCAGTATATTACTAGCGAAAAAAACAAACAGATGTCAATAAAAGAACGTTGGAATTACTATTGGAGGGAGCAGAATGAGTAAACAAGAATCAAAAAACAAACAATGGGCACTACGCTTAATCGATAAAAAAATAGAAAAATATACGAAATACAGAGATGACAAAACACGTACTGAAGAACACCGAGCTTATTGGCAGGGATTTGTTACTAGCTGTAATGATATGCAAGATATTATTAAAGAATTAGACGAACCAGAAAAGCCAACTGTCAAACAATTTGTAGCAGATTGGTTCGAAGATAATCTTGAAGAGTTAGATTGGGAACTTGGGGGTGTTTTAATAAATGCTTTTAATACAAATAGAAATGAAAGAAGTGATTTTCAAGATTGGCTTGTCGATACCACGAACTATCCAATTGAAACATTGATAAGAATGAAGTTGTTTGGCTACGAAGTCGAGGAAGAGCCGCTTTATTATGTGAAGTTGCCTGATCTTAGAAGCTCGTCAAGTGGAAATGTTTATGGATTAAAAAAAACATTGAATGGTGAAATAAGAATTGCTGTTTTTGATAAACAAAAGGTTGGTAAAACAAAAGCTTCACAATTCACAGAAAATCAAATCAAAGCAGTTGACGAGCGCTATTGGCCGTTTGCTGTGAAGGTGGAGGAAGAATAGATGAAAGATAAGAAATTTTCACCTCTAACAATTGTTTGTGTGATTATAGGCATATGCTGGATTGTCTCAATTGTGGGAATCGGATATTTTATTTCACATCCAGAAATAATTGGACACTGGTTTAGTCGTTTAATAAGTGGGTTCAAATAGTTTTGAAACCAATGTATTTTAGTTTTTACAATCGATAGTATAAAAAACTACCTAGTTTCCGCTAGGTAGTTCTGTAAGAAATAATATTAAGTTTATTTTTTATAGTATTTTTATACCAAACCCATTATAAAAAATCAAGTACAAAAAAGCCAACCGACCACTGGTTGACTAAGAAGAATATTTTACCAGAAAAGTGGTAGCTTGTGATATGTGAGGTTACTTTGCCCCAAACATTGGTCACAATAAAAATATTTTATCATGAGTAAAGAAAGCTGCCAACAAAAAAGCCAGATTGCTCTGGCTGTGGATAATGTGTGGATAACTTTGTGGAAAAGTCGTTATTATTATACCACAAAAGGAGCGATTTCACTTGATTAAATTGCTAAAAGAAGTAGATTTTCGACAAACAAAAGCGAATGCTAGAAATGTGTTGAAGAATTTTAGACGTTTAGAGCGAATGGCTGGTCGCTCTTTGATAGATTTAAAATCACCAATTATTACAGATATGCCTAAAAGCCAAAGCCACGGAAACAAAACAGAAGATGCACTGGTACAATTAGCTGATGCAGAAGCAGAAAGAGACGCAATTTTATCTGCGCTTATGGCATTAAGCCTAACTAGCAGACAAATTTTGCATTATAGTTTCTGTGTGCAGGACCATTACTCTAATTACAAGATAGCTAGGGAAGTTGGATATTCCGAAAGAAGTATTCAACGCATGAAATCAGAAGCTTTGATTGAATTTGCTGAAGCTTATCGAAATGGAAAAATAATTGCCTATAAATAAAATTTTGGCGGTTTTTTGGCGGAAAGTTGGCGGTTTTTATCAATATTTAGGTGTTATTATGGTAGTGTCGAAAGATAAGGAGACGAGGGTAAGGCATGCATTACCTATCTTAGCTCCGTTTCGCTTATTTTTTGAGGCTACCTATAAAAAATAAAGAATAAGGATGTGGAAAATCCAGTTCTTTCTGTCTCGTTTAGTCTAGGTAGCAAATATTGCATATTGCAATAAACTTGGCATTAAGCTTACACGTAGACGTACGCCGAAAGCACTTGTCAAGATAGCGCTATGTAGTTTGCAATGATCACTCACAAATCAGACGTTCTCAAACTAAAAGAAATGGGGTGTAATTCCTCTCTCTTTTTTCTACAGGTTTGTGAGTGTTAATGGGATATAGCTTAACTGGTAGAGCAGCGGTCTCCAAAACCGTCGGTATAGGTTCGAGTCCTATTGTTCCGGTAGGTAGCATAGCTACTTAAATAAAAGAATCGTCAATAAATGTTTCTTACTTTAACGATCGGTTCACCTCCTTTCAGAATTAGCCAGCCTGCGGAAACAGGATAAAGTGGCTAGCAACCTAGTATTGTTAAATAAGTGTTAGATTGGCTAGGCAGTCTAATACAAATCTTTAGACTACTCAATAAAAATGAGTGGTCTTTTTTTGTACATAAAAAAGCCACTAGACTATGGGATCTAGTAGCTAGGTAGCATTCGTGCACAATTTTTGTTGATTGCTATTTACAAAAAGGAGTTGCTACCCATAAATAGTATAGCAAGAAGTGATTTATTGAATCAAGTACATAAAACAACTAGGAGAGAAAAATATGAAAAGCTATTGGTATGTATCGCTAACACATAAATATCCACAGTCGAACCGCTCAACTGTTTCGATGCGTGTTGTAATGTCTGTGCAGATAAAAAAGAATGCATCTATTGTCGAAATGACGAGAGAAGCCACACCAAAGGAAATTGATGATTGTAAGCTTGTTTATTGTGGGCATGGCTATTTTGATGAGAAGAACATTCAAGAAAATATTAAACGAAGCATGAGGGATTAGAAATGAAATTTGAAAAGATGAAGTTATCAGAACTACACCCTGCTGAATATAATCCAAGGGTTGAATTAAAGTCGGGCATGGAAGAATATGAGAAGCTTAAACAATCCATTTTGGAATTTGGCTTTGTTGATCCACCAATTTTTAATAAAAGAACAGGAAATTTAGTTGGTGGCCATCAGCGTGTATCGGTAGCAAAAGATTTAGGAATTGGCGAAATTGAAGTATCCATTGTAGATTTACCTATCGAAAAAGAAAAAGCTTTAAACATAGCTTTAAATAAGATTTCTGGCCAGTGGGATGAAGATAAATTAGTTGAGTTATTGGAAGAGCTTAACACAGATGAATTACCTCTAACAGGCTTCAATCAAGAAGAATTAGATGAGCTGTTAGCTGATATGAACAAATTTGAAACTACAGCCGATAGGGTAAAGGCAAATCCAGCAAATACCAGTTTATTTGATTCTTTCTTGTTTCCGCCATTTTCTTATCTTGATACAAAAACTAAGCGTTGGTTAGATCGTAAACGCCAATGGAAAGAGCTAGGGATCAAGAGTGAGCTTGGCCGTGAAGATAACTTGGTATTCAATCCTAGCATGCAAGCGCCAGGACTAGAAGGAACATCTATTTTTGACCCTGTTCTATGCGAATTAGGGTATCGTTGGTTTACACCTAAGACAGAAAGCAATATTTTTGATCCATTCGCTGGTGGTTCTGTGCGTGGAATAGTAGCTAAAGTTCTTGGGCATAATTACACGGGTATTGATTTGAGAGCAGAACAAATAAGTGCAAATTATGCTAATGCTCGAGAAATTGGTTTAAGTGATATTAATTGGATTTGTGATGACAGCTTGAATATAGACCATCATATTGAAGATGAAAGTCAAGATTTGTTATTTACATGTCCGCCGTATGCAGACCTTGAAGTTTATTCAGACGATGAACGAGACATTAGTAATATGTCCTATGAAGAATTTGCAGAAGTATATAGTGAAATTTTAAAACGTTCTGCTAAAAAGCTAAAAGATAATCGCTTCGCAGTGGTCACCATTTCTGATGTCAGAGATAAAAAAGGCTTTTATCAAGATTTAACTGGTTTGACTAAGAGAGCATTTAGCACAGAAGGCTTATATTTCTACAATGACATGATTTTGTTAAACGCAGTTGGTTCGGGTTCGCTAAGAGCTAGACGTTTGATGAACAATAGAAAAGTAACCAGAATGCACCAAAATGTATTAGTCTTTTATAAAGGAAATCCGAAAAATATTAATCAACATTTCGAAGTTTTAGAAACATTAGATGATGAACTAGAAAATCTCGTAAATGGACTGGACGAATAAAAAACAATCGTTTATGCTCTGCATGAGGTGAAGGGTAATGACAAATAAAGAATTAAAAAGCATAGCGGAAAACGCTAGAAGCCTATATAGAAGTAATCTAATTACTAGGGAAGAAGCAAAAGAACGTATCGAACCATTTATTGAAGCGTACAACAAAAAATCAATTGAGATCGCTAAGAAGTTTAACCAGAAACCGAAAACAATCTCTTTCGTTTCCTTTTTACGATAAAAAAAGAAGCCGAGTGCGCTAACACTCGACTACTTCAACGAGATACGAATACCCCGAAGACACAGAAGCTGGCATGCATGCTCTAAAGGAAGTTCTGTGTCTTTTAGCATTATATAATAGTGCGAGGTATTCTACAATGGAAACATTTGATTATGAAGTTCAACAAGCTTTAGAAAAGCAAAAGGTTGCGGAAGAAAATAACAAGATTATCAGGGCTGCAAAGGCTCAATGGATAAGTAATTTTAAAGAAGGTAAAGTTCGGTTGGACACTGTTAAAGATTTAAAAGATTTAATTGAAATTGAGAGTCACTTAAAAGATGTATGATTCATTAGGAAAATAATGTATGAATTTGACTGTATCCAATTATTCCTCGATAATTGAAGAAGTAATTTATCAAGGAGGTCTTTTTATGTCAATATTCTATAATAATCTAGGAGAATTTCAATGGGTATCTGTTACAGCTCTAATCAGTATACTTGGGATATTTGTAACTTTAGGATCGACAGTATATACAAACAAGAAAACTATTCGAGCTAATGTTCAATCGAAAACAAGTATTGAATGGATAAACAAGATAAGAGAATTGTCAGCAGAATTAATAAATAACTATGAATCTTTAGGTCATGCCTCACAAAAATTATATACTTGTATACTAAGTATATCAGCTTTGTCGGATTCATATAACAATGAAAAAAACAAATTCAAGAAGTAGGGTTTGGTGGTAACATGTCAGTTATCAATCGAATGAACTCTTTGCATAAAGAAAAAAAAGAATCAAGTTTAGAATACAATAAATTCAGTTCTATTACGCTTTCCTTATATAATCAACTCTCTCTTTACTTTGTAGATGACTTAACCAACAATGAAATATTAGAACAGTTAGAAAAGCTAAAAGAATTTAATAGACGATTAGCGGATGTATTTAAAGAAGACATAGAAGTAAATCAGACTGAGTTTTCTTATCAAAAAGCTGTAGACAATTATTTAAAAATAGTTGATGAGTTATCATATGAAATTGAAAATTTTAGGAAGCTTATAGCGAAGTACATCAAAGATGAATGGAATGCCATTCAGAAAAAATAGAAAACAAAACTCAACTATCAACATGAATGCGAGGTGGTGTTAATGGATGGCTAGAAAAAGAGATCCACGTCGTGACCAGGCTAAAGAAATTTGGTTAAGGTCAAACGGTAAAAAGATTCTTAAAGATTTAGCAAATGAACTAAATGTTTCAGATTCTCAAATTAGAAAATGGAAATCGATTGATAAATGGAGTGCTGAATTGAAAGGTAATGTTACCAATGCCAAAGGTAACGTTACTAATCGAGGAGGCGCTCCATTTGGTAATCAGAACGCAGTAGGCAACAAAGGTAATAGCCGAGCCTCGCCACCACTTGGTAATAAGAACGCTATTAAAACTGGCGAATACGAAACAATATTTGCCGATATGTTATCTGATGAAGAAAAGGACATCTATTCTAATCTGAATGATGATCCTTTTTTTATTTTGAATGATGAGATTCGCTTATTAAAGGTACGGCAGTTTAGAATGATGAAACGTATCAAAGAAGCTGAAAAAGGACTAAATGATGAAGAAGTTGAACGGTTACAACAGCTAAGGAAAATTAAAACACCAGTTGAAAAAGACGGTAGAAAGCTAGAAATAAAACGTGAAGTTATGCAAGATGTTCAAGTAACTCGTAAAACATTTAGAAAGTTAGATGACATCTTAGCTATTGAAGATGCGTTGACTCGTGTTAGTAATCAATTAACTAAGTCAATTAAGCAACTGAACGAATTATCATTGAGTCAAGACAAGAAAGTCATGCTTAATCGTCAAAACGAAAAACTTGCTGCTGAAATTCGGCGACTCAAAATTCAGAATGGTGACGATATTCCAGAAGTTGAAGATGATGGGTTTATTGCAGCTATCAATAATATAGTTAATGATAATGAGGTGTGGAATGATGACAATATCGAAACGTAAAACATCTGTTGTTTTCAAATTCACATCGTTTTCTAAAAAGCAGAAGCAAGTTTTATCTTGGTGGAAACATCCCAAGTATAAAGATAAAGAAGCTATTATTTGTGATGGGTCTGTTCGTGCTGGTAAAACAGTTATTATGTCGCTATCTTACATCTTTTGGGCAATGGAAAGCTATGATGAAGAGCAATTCGGAATGGCTGGTAAAACAATTGGTTCATTAAGGCGTAACGTTATACGGCCATTAAAAAAGATGCTTAGGGGTCGTGGCTATACTGTTAAAGACAATCGAACAGATAATATCCTTGAAATAACTAAAAATAATAAAACAAATTATTTCTTTTTATTTGGTGGTAAAGATGAAGCTTCGCAAGATTTGGTGCAAGGTCTAACTGCAGCTGGATTTTTCTTTGATGAAGTGGCGCTTATGCCACAATCATTTGTAAACCAAGCAACAGCACGTTTATCTGTAGATGGTGCTAAATCATGGTTTAACTGTAATCCTGCTGGACCTCATCATTGGTTCAAACTTGAATGGTTAGACAAGCTAACAGAAAAGCATGCTATTCGCATTCACTTTACTATGGAAGATAATCCTTCGCTTAGTGAAAGAGTAATTAATCGTTACAAACGAATGTATTCAGGAGTTTTTTATGACAGGTATATTCGTGGATTATGGGTATTATCTGAAGGAATTATTTTTGACAACTTTGATGCGGAAACGATGGTAAAAGAACCTCCCAAAAACGCTATAGCTAGTCAATATTACGTATCTATAGACTATGGAACTCAAAATGCTACAGTCTTTTTGTTATGGGCTAAATATGAAGAAAATTGGTATTGCATTGATGAGTATTATTACTCTGGTCGTGATGAATCAAAACAAAAAAGTGATGATAAATATTTGAAAGACCTGAATTCTTTTGTAGAAGGAAAAAAAGTTAAAATTATTGTGGATCCGTCAGCAGCTTCGTTTATTGCATTACTTAGAGAGAATGGATACAAAGTTATAAAAGCCCAAAATAATGTTATTGACGGCATTCGTGCAACTCAAACAGCAATGAATGAAGGAAAGATTTATTTTTCTAGTAACTGTAAAAATTTATTTGCAGAATTTGCATCATATATTTGGGATGAAAAAGCGGCAGATAGAGGCGAAGACAAGCCTATAAAACAACATGATCACGCGTGTGATGCGCTAAGATACTTTGTTTACACCATTTTAAATAAATCACGAGGAATTAAGCTACAGAGCGTGAAGG